CGATGAACTCGGCAGCCTTAATCCGATTCGGGATTGATGGTGTGTTGATTTTTCCCACACTCATGTAAGGATCTGCCATGCCGCTCTCACAGGTACAAATCTGCAACCTGGCCCTGTCACGCATCGGCATTACGCAGGCAATCGACTCCATCGATGAGGCCAGCAATGAGGCACGGCAGTGCAAGCTGCTTTTCGATCCATGTCTTGAAGACCTAATCTCATCCCATGACTGGCCGTTTGCCAACCGCATCGCAGAGCTCGGCCTGGTGGAAGAAAACCCAACGCCTAGCTGGACATATTCGTACCGTTTGCCCGCCGACTATCTCAAGGTGAACTTCATCGAAGAAGATGACAGCGAAGAGTTCCAAATATCGTCGGACGCTTCCGGCGGCCTGTTCTACAGCAATCTCGACTCGGTGACGCTGAACTACACTGCGTCCATCACAGACATCGGCATAATCCCAACTGACGTTGCCTGGGTACTCGCCGGGAAACTGGCCTACGAACTCGCGCCGGCCCTAAGCCGCAGCGATAGCGTCATCGAGCGGGCATTCCGCTGGTATCAGGACAAGCTGCGGGAAGCCCTTATTAACCGCATTGGCGAGCCTAAACTTGCCGAAATGCCGGACGCCGAAGCTATTAGCGAGAGGGAGTAATGCCCAGCATCATCCAACGCAGCTTTGCCGGCGGAGAGGTAAGCCCCGCCGTCTATGGACGGGCGGAACAGGTAAAGTACGCAACTGGTGCGCGTACGCTGCTCAACTTCATTGTGCAGCGCTTTGGAGGCGCAACCAATCGGCCTGGCACCGAGTACATGCGCGAGGCGGTTGGAAGCACCTCGGGCAAGTACACCAAGCTGCGCCGTTTCGTGTATTCAGACGCGCAGACGGTCATGCTTGAATTTGGTGACGCTACCCTGCGATTTATCAAGGACGGCGTCCCGGTAACGGTGTCAGGGCTTACCGCGTGGAGCAACGCAACCAGCTATGCGGTTGGAGATCTCTCGTCCTATGGTGGCGTGAACTATTACTGTAAAATTGCCAACACTAACGCCCGCCCCGACCTGAACCCATTCAAGTGGTACGCCATGCCATCGGATGGGACGCTGGAGGTTCCGACCACCATCGTTCACGACGACGTGATGCGGTTGCAGTTCATCCAGTCAGCGGATGTGCTGACCATTGTCCATCCAGATTACCCGCCGCAGCAATTGAAGCGCTATAGCTCGACCAAGTGGGTATTGGAAGACATTGCTTTCGTACCTACCAATGCCGCCCCAACCGCATGCCAATCAACCATCGGTACGGCCGGGACATTTACTTTCAAGTATCGCATAACGGCAGTAAAGCCGGACACCTTTGAGGAATCACGCGCCGGACTCGCGCCAACGAAGGCAATCACCGCCGCAACGAAAGCAAACCCGTGCCAGGTGACAGCGGTCGGCCATGGTTTCGTAACTGGCGATGAAGTCCAGATTGATGGAATAAATGGGATGACCGAACTTAATGGGTTGCAGTTCCTTATTACTAAGATAGACGCCGATAACTTCACCCTCGACGGGATCAATTCAACCGGATACACCACTTACACCAGTGGAGGAACGGCAGCACGAACCTATGCCCGCATTGATCTTGCCGCTATCCCCAGCCAGACAGCGCCAAACATCATTAGCTGGACGGCTGCGTCGGGAGCGCTTGAATATAACGTATACAAGGAATCCAACGGCGTTTATGGGTACATTGGCACGGCCAAGGGCACCTCGTTTTCTGACATCAATTATCTTCCGTCAGTCTCGGATCGGTTGCCGACGATAGCCGCCGTCTTCGATGCGATAGGGGACTATCCACAGACCACCGCATACTTCCAGCAGCGCCATGCCTTCGCCGGTACGAACAACGACCCGGAGGAAATCCAGTTGTCGCGGGTTGGTGTGTATAACGATTTCAGCAGCAGCAGCCCGTTGCAGGATGATGACGCCGTCGGGTTCAGCATCAACGGCGAGTCGGTGGCAGAGGTTCGGCACCTGATTTACATGACGAAACCCGTGGTATTCACCGCCGGAAGTGTGTGGACGCTGGATGGTGACCAGGACGGCGTTATCAGGCCAACCGCAATAGGAGCGAACATTCTGGACAACCATGGGTCGAATTACGTTCGCCCCATCGTCATCGGCAATACCGCCCTGTATATCTCTGCCCGTGGCTGCATCATCCGCGAGATCGCCTTCGATGCCGTCGAGGGGAAGAAGGGTCGTGATCTCACCGTCTTCGCCAACCACCTTGTCGATGGGCATACCATTGTCGCCTGGGCCTACCAGGAGGTTCCGCACTCGGTTATCTGGTGCGTGCGCGATGACGGCGTTTTGCTTGGCCTGACCTACGTCAAAGAGCATGAGGTATGGGGCTGGTTCCGCTGCACCACGGACGGACTATTCCTTGACGTTGAAACGATCCCTGAAGGCGAGGAAGACGCCGTCTATGTGGTCGTCCAGCGCACGATCAATGGGACCAACCGTCGCTACGTCGAACGATTCGCGTCCCGGCGCATCGAAGACATGGCCACGGACGCCTTCTTCGTAGACTCGGGGAAGATATACGACGGCCGCAACGTCACGGCTACAACCCTGACCATTGGCGGCGGAACGACCTGGGTCTATACCGAGGCGTTGACTCTTACAGCATCATCGTCCATTTTCTCGGCAGGCGATGTTGGGAAAGACTACATTCTGACCATCGGCGGGGATTCACTACGCGTTCACGTCAAGAGCTACACCAGCACAACCGTAGTTGGCATCGAGCCAGAGCGGGATGTCCCCGCAGCATTCCGCAATGTTGCGACCGCAAGCTGGTCCAAGTGCGCATCGGTGCTGACCGGACTTTCCCACCTCGAAGGCAAGTCGGTATCCATATTTGCCGATGAATCGGTTGTAACGAATGGATATGATGCACCGCTCATTGCCGTGTCTGGCGGATCCATAACCGTCCCAACGCCAGTGGCCTATGCGTGTGTAGGATTACCCTACACAAGCGACATTGAAACGCTTGATTGGGAAACGCCGCAACAGGAAACCCTGTACGACAAGCAGAAGCTGGTTCAGGCCGTCTCGCTGTATGTGCAGGATACACGCGGCGGATGGGCAGGCGCTCCCGCCAAGCCTGATGATGGGACCGCTGGGTGGCTGAATAAATACATGAGCGAGGTCAAACAGCGCGCCACGGAAGACTATGGCGAACCGACCGCCATCACCACCGGGGTCTTTAACCTCCAGGTCCAGTCAACCTGGAGTGAGCGCGGGCGCGTGCTTATCCGCCAGCGCGATCCACTTCCCATGACGATTCTGGCTGTTATACCACGCGGCAGGATAGGAGGTTAGCATGGGCGTTGCTGCTGCTGCCATGGGCGCTGGCACCCTGCTCGGCGCCGGGTCGCAATACTATGCGGCTGAAGCCAACAAGAAGATTGCCCGATATAATGCGTCCGTCCTCGATGCCCAAGCCGTCGACGCCATTGCGCGCGGCGAGGAAACGGCGACCAATCTCCAGACCGACGCCCGTCGCTTGGCAGGCGCTCAAAGGGCATCACTTGCTGGCCAGAACGTGGACTTGTCCAGCGATGTGGCCGACGCCATTGCGGCAGATACCCAGCGCCAACTATCGTTGGATGTGAATACGGCCAGGGTCAATGCTGCGCGTGAGGCTTGGGGCTACACGAGCCAGGCCAGGCTCTCACGTAGGGCCGGGCAATATGCCTATAACAGCGCCTTGCTGGGGACTGCCGGAAGCCTGCTCACGGGTGGAGCTGCAACGGCTGGGGCTGCCCGGAGAGCGTCCTAATGGCCCGCATACAGCTATATGACAGGCAGATCGCCGGGACTCGGGCGGCACCCACGATTCAGCAGCAGAGCGTCAGCCCGGACGCTTTCGGCGCGAGCCTTGGCGAATCGATCCAGAGCGCAGCCGGGCAGATTGAACGCGACTTCATTGAGCCAGAGCGCCAGAAGGCGAACCTGGCAGCCATCAACGACGCACAGGCGAAGATCGAGGCAAAGGCCAATGAGCTTCAGCTACAATATCAGGAGCTAAAAGGCCAGGATGCGGTAAAGGCCAGCGCAGACATTCAGAAGAAGCTGCGCGATCACGCCTCGCTGGTGATGTCGGAAACGCTGTCGAATGAGATCCAGAAAGCTCAAGTCGGGAACTGGTACAAAAGCCGGCAGGTCAGCTTTGACGCCAGCATTAACCAGTACGCCTATAAGCAGAAGACGGCCCAAGAGCTTTCAGACTATCAGGCTTTATCCGAAACGCTGACCAGCCGCGCCATCATCAACAGGAATGATCGTGAGCAGGTACTGGCTGCATGGGCAGATCGGACCAGAGCCGACGAGACATACGCCAAGGCGAGCGGACTCACGGAAAGCCAAACCGCACAACTGCGGATG